TTTCAGTGCAGAAGTGCTTGAAGTCTTGGTATTTCATGGCTTCGGATACCCCTTAAGCATTTGGTTTACCTGCTTGTAGCTCAGCTCTGATATTACCTTGTGCGTCATTTTAGATCGTGGATAAACCTTGAATGAAAGGTTATCAACTATCTTGCCATCAACATCTAAAACAACGTGAGCCACGCCTTCTTTGGTGCGCACCAGTATTATATTTCCACCAACACGTTCACGCATCCAAAGTGCATAATCTTCACAGTCTCCAACAAGGGAGGGTGTCCACACCTCCTCCATGCCGTATTGCATCTGATCAGAAGCGTATAAATGATTTTTCATGGCTATAGCGTGCCGCTGATCAACTGGAAGCGTCAAGCATGAAGCTGTCAAAAATGCCATAGAAATAAACACTAAAAAACTATGGTTTCCTATTTCGATATTCTTCATCGTCAACTTCTTCTGGCAGATCCTGCTCTAAATTATCCAGAATTTGATGCATTTCCGTCTTTTCTTCCAAAACATCAACAGCTCCAGAAAAATCAGTAAGTGTTTTTAGGTGTGCGTAGCATTGAGCTACAGCGTCTAATCCACCAATTTTATGATCGCATTCATACGCTTCGGACACGTCAAGATAAGGATCGTCCTTTTTTGCGTGAATCGAAACAAAGAATTTTAATTTATTTTTGTTTGGCATAGACAAGCTATGTATCTTAAAATAAGCATTCTCAATCGGAATGCCCTTAAATTCAAAAGGTTTTGTTAAAGCCATTGCTATGCCCTTATTTAAGTTTTCTGTTGTTATAGATACTAACAGCCCAGCTGAAAGTTACGTCTGCACCTGGCGTTACGTCAAGCCGTATGCGAAAGTTATTTGAGTCAACGAAATCAACATGCCAATCTTTCGCGGCACCAAGTGTTGTCTCTTGCACTATAATTAAATCTGATTTTAAAGGAGTTCTAGCCATAGGATTGGCACCAAAGCTAATTAGTCCGCTATTTGTAGCGTTAAAAGTAACAGATCCATTTGATGATGTTTTATCAACCAACCTGCCATCAATTACGATTGAGCCCACATTAGAATCGCCGCTATAGTCCGCAAAAACACCCGTCACCCATTCGTCGTCGTGAGACTCAAACAGGCCAACTATTTTTGAATTGAAAACATAAGGGACTGCATTCGGATCTACCACCTTGTTGCCTGACGTTATTATGCGCGCCACGCTGGCTGTGCTGGCAGAGGAAGCCCGATAAAATCCGGAACTGGAAGTGTTTTTAGACTCGTTGGAGATGATCTTTATTTCGTCAACAGTTCCTGTGGCGTCCATCAGAATAAAGTCGGTACAGTCCTCAGACTTTACATTGCTAACGCTAATATTTTTAAATGCTGCGTTCCTAACGTAAACAACGGACAAGCAGTTTTTAATCTTGCCACCAAAAATACTTATATCCACCGACTGTACGGCCTCATAGACTCGAACGGCGTGGGCCTCTTTGTCGTTCATTTCTATGTCATTAAAAGCGCATTCAACGCTAGTAACGCCACGGAAACCAATACCAGCTGTTACTGTGCCAGTTTTAACAATACCCTTTATGGTATTGCCGATAAGCTTTAGGTTGTCAGGCTTGGCTGTAGGGTCTGCTGAGTTTACCGCACAGATAATACCGAATAAGTCGCTATTTGTTACGGTGTTACCAATAATAACCCCAGAGCTATTACAGCGAATGCCGGAACCACCAAGGTTAAACGACCCCGCTCCGCGAATGGTATTGTTTGAAGCTATCGCGCCAGATGAGTTACCGGCAAAGGCTATCGAGTCATCCCCAGTATTGATAAAGGCGGACAATGACACCCGGCTATCCGTAGTGTTTAATAGAAAAACACCGTCCCGCAACGTGTCCTCAATATGGCACCATAAGACGTTCCAGCGCGCCCCACCACCGTCGTTTCGTATCGCTTGCCTTGCTGTTTCGTATAGTTTAACGTGGCAAAATTCCACATCGTCCACAATTGAAGTGGCGGGCAGCGTTGGCGCGGCGTTAAAGAAAAATGGTTTGTTATTGGTGTCGTCGTAGTCCGCCAGCACTGTGCGGTGCGTAAAGTCGCCATAGTGGATAGATGATCCGCTGCAACCCGCCATGTTAAACCCTGGCTTAGTCTTGTTAGATTGAAATATTGTTGAATCCTTTCCCCATAAAGTAAATGGCTTTACTGGAGCTATTTCATCAGAAATCAAATAACTACGACCACCAGAAAAATCATAGCGGTCATTGAGTTGAACAATTCTTTGTATAGCTATAGTGTCATCTGTGCCGGTCTTGCTAGCGAGATCAGCATCACCTATGGCCCCATAGTGATCGAAGTGAGGCGTGTAACCTGCTGGAAAAACCTTAATCCAAGCACCAACACCAGAACCATAATCATCATATAGTGTTGCCTTGTCTGAACCATCATAACCATTCAGAGCTGCATCTGGCCAATACAGCCCTATTTGTGCACTAGTCCATGCTTGAGTTGCAGACCAGCGTACATAATGCCCACCAACTCCGCTTCCGCTATCAAACTCAATACAATTATAAATTATATCAGATCTGCGATCTAACAGTGGTATACTTGCCAGCGCTTTTAAGTTTGGCAGGTTGATTGTGGCTTTTGCTAAGTCAGCCGATTTTGCACCACCGACATCTGCGCTTCCATCAGCCAACGCCGCCGCAATTGTTCCATCACCACGATAAACCCAAGCATTAGCAGCTGTTCCGCCAGTTGTTGATGGAGAGCTGCCAGATGGCACAACTTTTGGCAATGCGCCTCCCCATGTATAACCTCCAGCTACGTTGCCGCCAACAGTTGTTATTAACTGCAAATACTGATTGCGCTGAGTTATTGTACCGCCAGCCTCAAAACTTCCAGCGGCTGGAAATAATCCGCTATTTGCCATCGCTGCAGCAAACTGAGCGTCACGTACTGGTATTGGCGTTAATACTTCACCAAGTCGCGTTGTGACAGTGCCAGTCTCCTGATTAATAAACCGATCCATATCCTGCGCGTTGCGTTGCAAATCAACTAAGGCTGTTGATCCAATCGGGTTTGTCATTTTAAATCCTCGGTAAATCTACATTAACTATTACGTCGAGCAGGGATGATCCACCCATTTCTGCAACGCCTAAAATTAAGTCTTCAAAGCCATCCATCGGCTCATTAAATCTTTGCACCAAAATTTCTGCGGTGTAGTTAACCACCTTGCCTGACTCGCTGGATAGCTGAGGTATGCCGCTTGGTGTAAAGCTAGCAATCTGAGTTGTTAGCCCATCCTCAGTGGATAGTGTGATTTCAAACTGCGCGCCCGTTAAAATTTCAAGGTTGTTTTGTCTTAGCCATGCTCTGAAATATAAAGCTTCTTCTCTGGTGAAAACAAAGTTTAAATTGAAATACATTGGCGCATCGTCTGAAACTATTTCAGAGTAATAAGCTCCGGATGCTGGCTGGCTAGTATCGAATCGCGGCGTTTCTTGTCTGGAAAATTCAGCTTCTACAGGGCCGCGAATGAAAGAAGGAAACTCAAGCATTAGTCGGCCTCAAACATAATTGGGTTATACTCTGCAAGTTCAATTTCACATTCACCCCGTTCGTTTGGTCTGCCTCTGCCGATAACAGTAAACGCTGAAGCGTCCAGATCGTCATTAGATGCAATAAAATATCTGCTGCCTAATTGTATAACACCGCCTGATAAAAATACACCTGACAAGCCTGTCGCTTCAAATCCGAAAATATTACCATCAGATCTGGCTGTTGCAATTACGCTGTTTGACGGATTGCCTTCGTCATCTGTAACGTAAACATAGTATTCAACGCCGTCTTTTGGTAAGAATCGCTCAGATGTTTTATATGATGTTCCATCAATGCCGATTATCTCACCACTGAACATATCAGAGTCGTACATGTCAACCCAGTCAACGCGATATCCAAGGCGGCATAATAAAGCGTCATTCAGCGCCGTATCGGTCACTCTTATGTTTTGATAGATTAATCGCCTTACTTCAAGCTCTAATCTGTTCTGTGCTTGCAGTAGGTTCCTGCAGCCACTCAGTTCTATCTCGTAAGGCTCATTTCCTTGACCATCTACAAATGAGGTTCCAACAATGCGCTTGTGAATTTCAACCTGAGCATTTTTAACAGGATCAACATACTTGATTGTCACGCCATCAAAGTTAGAAGGCTGGCGGAATCTCTGAACGTACTGAGCTGATGCAGATTTTAGGTTACGGCGGTTAAACATCAACTGACGCACTGGTTTCAATTCTTCGCGGGTAAACGACCAAGTTAACCCTTCGTTCCAGTACCGGACGCGAGCAACGTTGCAGGTTAATTCTATTCTATCTCTTGCCCCTACTGATTTGTCGTCAAAAGTCCAATCAAAATATCCAAGCTGGGCGTCTGACAGATTTTCTTTTATGCCAAATAAATCATCTGTATTGATATTTTCAATGGCCACGCCCATGCGCTCATGAAGCAAATAAAATACGTAATCCGCGAAGCTTCTTGTAGCTACATAATCAGTTCCGTAGGTTTTCGTGTCGTTATCAAAAATGCGCAACTTACGAGTGACTAGGCAGTTTATTTTTTCGCTTCCGCCCCTGTTAACTCTCTGTCCAGATCTTCGCTCAACTTTAAGAATGGTGACACCTTCACCGATCTTAAGTATTTTTGATAGATTTTCAATTCTTATTGATACTCCTGAGTTGCTAGACCATAAAGCAGGTATTGGATTTATGGTTGCTGACCAATTTGCACCGCCAGCACCAAAAGGCGATATGTCGGTAATTATGGTCGTAGCGCTAACGCCAGAAGATAATATATTTACTGAAATAACATCTCCAACTTCCAAGTCTAAATAGACTTTATCATCATTAGTGATGTTGTCTATTGAAGCAAAAGAGCTGCCAAACAAAAATGTATCAGCAATGATTGTTTTTTTTCTGCTGGCACCACTAAATTCAGGCGTATACTCCTGAACTGCATTTATTGCATCCAGCGTAAGCAGATCTAGCGAATTATCACCAAGATAAGACGTTACTCGTGAGGCCCTTGCTCTGTATTTAGCAAGCGGAGGAAGTCCATCAGATTGAGTAAGTTTAAATGTTTGATATTGCGCCTCTTGTGTATTTCCGAAGAATGAAGCGCCTCGGCTATAAGTCACTCCAGTTGGCTCATTATCTGAATCAAGTTCTTCAATGATTAGCAAGGCGGTTACCGTGGCGTTTGTTCCGTCACCCTTTCTGATGCCGCTTGGCATTTTCAAGCTAAACCACACTTCTTTCGCCGCGCCAACAAAGTACCAAGGGGAATCAAAAACATAATCAGCGTTTGCTATGTTTCCTGATGTTATTTGCCCACTTTCAACAAAATCATTTACTGTAACTACAAAGCCAGCTGAATCAAATGAAGCAACAATATAAGAGCCAGAAACTATAAAAGTTAACCCTTCGGAGTCTCTGGCAGATAAATTTATATCAACATTCGATCCAACAGATATGTCAAGTTGAGACATTAATCCATTGCCTATATTAACAGTTCCAGTTATTGCATTTACGGTGCCAAATTCCACATAAACAGACCTTGTCTGTGCATCAGGACTTAACAAATCAACGTCTTGAGTTGCAGGGTTTGTGTATACGTTCAACAACTGACCTATAGCATCATCAGGCCCGAAGAATTGAGCGCTATAGCCGCTAATGTCACTGAATGGTGTCCCCCCCTCTTTCACATCATCAGTTGACGCTTCATACTGTCCAATGCCAACGCAGAAAACCTCAACAAAAACCCTTCTATTGTTTTCGTAGTAGTAATAAGACCTTTGCGCAAAGTCTGGATATGAAACAACCTGACCAGCAATATCAGGGATTGCCTGTCTTGGCCTGAAGCTATTTGATGCGGTATTTAGCTGATTGTTGCTTGTCGGATCTCCAGAATCCAGCTGATTATTAACTTTTGGCATTAGTGCAACAACGGCCACTGCAGCTATGACGGCAATAGCCACGGCCCATGCCACTTGAACCCATGCAGGGCGAACAACTATAACAACATGATCCATCAGCCCAATTTCAACATCTAAAAGCTCATTGCATTTTTCATGGCTATAATCCCAAGTGTTGCAAAGCTCTTTTTGGTTCAAGTGGAAAGCGCAATGAAGATCATTCATGTTGTGTTCGACGTTAGCGCACAGCCATCGAAGCAGATTTACCTGACCATCTATTTTATGGTGTTCAGCTTCTGATATATTTGCCGGATCTCGCTGAATGCTAATTACTGGCATCGGTTGGCCTCATGTAGTATTTAATCCGGTCTTTGTATTTATCTGTTATTGAGCGCACAGCTTCAATAGCAACCTGCCCTTTACCATCTTTACCAGCGGCATGAGCAGCGTGTAATCCGGCTTTATGGATAGATAGGATGCGGCCAACGTGCACCATTGCGCCATTGGTCAGGTAAATGCAAAATACGCAGCCATCAGCAGGCTTTTCGATTTCAGGCCAGCCGTACAAGGTAGCTATTTCATTGCCTATTTCTTCAATGGGCAATCCTTCGTTATAGCCTGCAGCCTCTTGTAATTCTACGCCATCAATCCTGCGGTATGAGTCAACAACCAATCCCCAGCAATCAAATGATTTAGGGCCATAAGCGCGATCAACCCAAGGCTTTCCAGCAACCGCATTAATCCAAGTTATATTATCCATTAAAACACCTCACCCAGACCCTCAAAGCGCTCAATAGTGTAAATCTCGCTGACATTCCTTGACGCTGGGTTATCCAGCTCAGCAAGTATAGCCACGCCTTCGGCGGTCATGGTCACAGTTGACACGTTCATTACTAAAGAGAAAGGCCCATCAGTTGCGCCATCAATGAATTCTCTGATTATAACCTCAGTCGGATCAAATCTGGCAAATCCGGTTAGCAGCTTGAGCTTTTTCTTTATCATTTTACCAACACGGCCGAGCTGTATTTCTAAGCTGGCATTGTCGCTGTTTTGCTCTGGCAGCTGATATCGTATAGATCCACCTTCATAAGTGACAGACT